TACCGAGTGTATGGAGCTTCTCCGTGACCTCGGCATGAACTCCATCCGTCTTCGTGTATGGGTAAACCCTGAGGATGGATGGAACGGAAAGAATGATGTGGTAGCAAAGGCATGGAGAGCTCAGCAGCTCGGTATGCGTCTGATGATAGACTTCCACTACTCTGATACCTGGGCTGATCCATCCAAGCAGGGCGTTCCTGCAGCCTGGAAGAACTATGATTTCGAGCAGATGAAGCAGGCGGTTGCCGATCATACCAAGGATGTTCTCAATGCCTTGAAGGCAAGAGGTGTTAACGTAGAGTGGGTACAGGTAGGTAACGAGACCACCGACGGCATGCTCTGGAATGATGAGGCTGGCGATGTTGCCCTGAAGGTAACAGGCCGTGCCTCTAAGAACATGGCTAATTTTGCTGCTTATATCAATGCCGGTTATGATGCCGTCAAGGCGATTTATCCGGAGGCTAAGGTGATTGTGCATCTCGACAAGGGAAACAACCTGAGCCAATATACCTGGATGTTTGATGGCTTGAAGCAGAATGGAGCCAAGTGGGATGTCATCGGTATGTCGCTCTATCCTGATTGGATTACTGACAAGACCTGGGAGCAGGTTTCTGATGACTGCCTCGACAACATCAAGACCCTTTCCGGTAAATACAACTGCGATGTCATCATCTCAGAGATTGGTATGGTGTGGAATTCTGAGAATGCCGCTCCATTCCTCAAGAAGATGGTGGATGGCTGCAAGGCAATCTCTACCTGCGAGGGCGTGTTCTACTGGGAACCTGAATGCAACAGCGGCTGGAACGGCTACGACAAGGGAGCCTTCGACAACAGCGGCAAGCCAACTGCTGCACTCGATGCCTTCAAGTAATTGGGTAAGTTAGCTTTCTTCGCTTCCTTTGGGAGCGATAGAAAGCGAATTTTAAAATGGAATACAAAACTAACTTAGAAGAAAAAGATATGATCAAGAAAAGCATTACTTTCATGTCTCTCGCCCTGGCTCTTTCCACCATGTGCCAGGCGCAGAGCCGAAAAATAATAAATTTGCCATCGTGGGATTTCTCCCGCGATGGCAAATCGTGGTCTCAGGTAGCCGTGCCTCACGACTGGGCTATCTCGGGTCCTTTCGATAAGAAATGGGATCTGCAGATGGTGGCTATTGAGCAGAATGGCGAAAAGGAGAAGACCGAGAAGTCGGGACGCTCTGGAGCTCTCCCTTGGATTGGAGAGGGTATGTATAAGATGAATCTTCAGTTGCCGAAGGGCTACAAGCGTGCCGTCCTCGTTTTTGATGGTGCGATGAGTCAGCCTGTCGTTAAGGTGAATGGCAAGGAGGCTGGCAGATGGGCTTACGGCTACAATGCCTTCCGCATCGACATCACTCCTTATGTGCAGTTTGGCGGCAAGAAGAATCTCGTAGAGGTTCATCTCAACAATGTAGAGGAAAGCAGCCGATGGTATCCAGGCGGCGGTCTTTACCGTCCGGTTTCCGTGGAACTTTACGGCAACGAGAATTTCTCTACCTGGGATACCTTCGTGCGTACCCTGAAAGCTGATAAGCAGGAAGCCGAAGTGGAAGTGAGTGCCCTGCTGGAAGGAAAAATCGGTAAGTCGGGCAAGACCGTCATCGCCTTGCTCGATGAGGCTGGTACAAAGGTTGCCGAGCAGACTATCTCTGGTGCAACCCCAGCCATC